TCGCTGAGTACATCGGTATGGAGACAGACGTTGCAGCAGCTAATGCTGATGTAGCTAATATGTTCTACCTAATAAATGCTTCTGCTAGAGGTGCGTTGAAGTCAACAGAAAAAGCTTCAAACACAGCGCAGTTCGTGTTCGAGAACAATGAAATTAATGGCTATCCAGCTATTGTTTCTAACCAGCTTGCAAACAACGATGTACTCTTCGGAGACTTCTCACAGTTTGTTATCGGTATGTGGTCTGGATTGGATCTCACAGTTGATCCTTATGCAAATGCAACTGCTGGTAGCGTAAGAATAATTGCGTTACAAGATGTCGACTTCGGCGTTAAACAGCCTGGTGCATTCTGCTTCGGAACATAATATGAAGCTTAAATTGCTACGCTCAACAATGATTGCTGGAGTCCCAACGGACTCTGGTTCTCTTGTTGATGTGGAGCAACATACTGGTGAGTATCTGATTAATGTTGGAAAAGCAGAGCTTGTTGTTGAAACTTGTGAAGCACCAACACCCAGTACAGAACCAGTTGTCGAGCAAGAGCCTACCGATAGTGACGAAGTTGACTTTTCTCAAATGACAAAAGCACAACTCGAAGTTTACGGAAGAACATTAGGTCTTGAACTTGATAAACGACATAACAAAGCTGATCTAATTGTCGAATTAGAAGAAGCAATCTCAATTAAGGAGGAATCTTAAAATGTCTGTTATCCAACAGAACTTAGAAAAGGTGACTGTTGTTGCTGGTGTTGCGACTGCTGCTGTAACAAGCACAGCTACATCAAGTGCAATAGATTTACTTGAATATGATGGCGATGTAGTTTTAATTTTGGATAGTGCTGCTGGTGGCGGTTCTTCTCCAACATTAGATATTAAACTAACTGAATGTGCTACTACAGGTGGTACATACACAGATTTATCTGGTGCTACTTTTACACAGGTAACTGGCTCTGCTTCAATGCAAACACTTGCAATCAATAAAGATTCAAGTAAGCGTTTCATTAAGATTGTGCAAACAATCGGTGGATCATCCCCAACATTTACTTTTAGTATCAACTTGATTGGTGTTAAAAAGTACGGCTAAATAGTTAGCCCTCTAACGAGGGCTTTTTTTTTCTCATGGCTTTTACAGAGGATATAGATACTTTCTTTGGAGATTTTTCTGAGAGTGTATTCTATGACAATGCTACTTATAAAGGAATCCTAGAGCAGCCTGACGAAATTGTTGCTGATGATCGTGTATTGACTACTGATTATCAACTAACAGTTAAGACTGTAGATTTAGGTTCTTTAGCATATGACACCCAGATAGAAGTCAGTAATGTGAAATACAAAGTAAGAAGTGCTAGAAAAATAGATGATGGTACTTTATCTGTAATTTCTTTAATGAAGGTTTGATATGGCTAGTAAAAGAGAACAGATATTAGCAAAAATCAAAACTAACCTTACAGGAACTACAGGAGTAGGAACTCGCATCTATAGAAGCCGAGCCGAGCCAATGACTAGAGAGGAATCACCTTCTCTTGTCGTTGAATTTGTAACAGACGAACCTACTGTTAATAGTGCAACTTATTTAAAATTAGATTGGACATTAAGAGTAAGAATCGTTGTAGTTGTTAGATCACAAACACCTGATACTTCAGCAGATCCTACCGTTGAAAGTTTACATACTAAAGTTGTTAACGATCCAACTTTAGGAGGACTAGCGATTGATGTAAGGCCAGCAACAGTAACCTTTGATGTTATTGAAGCGGATCAACCAGCAGGGATAATATCCTGTGAGTATGAAGTAGATTACAGGAGTAGTTATAACGATTTATCAACATGATCTACAATGTAACTACAAGCCTAACAACCCTGATTGATTATTATGGAGTATGAAATTCCAAATGAGGGCGGTACTTACATACTGAACCCGAAAACTGGCAAACGTAAGCTAGTTCAACAAACTTCACAAGCTGAACCCCCAACAGAGGTAATTACAGATGGCACAACTGACAAGGAAGAGAGTAATTCTGATTGAAGCTGAAAGCAGCTACGGAACTGACCCTACTCCAGCAGCAACAGACGTTGTTCTCGTAAGAGATTTAAGTATTACACCACAATCAAGTGATGTGGTTAACAGAGATGTTGTAAGACCTTATTTAGGTGCATCACAACAGCTACTAGCAAACACTAAAGTTGAATGTACATTCTCGGTGGAACTTGCTGGATCCGGAACAGCCGGAACTAGCCCTAGATACGGAAGTGCGCTTAAAGCGTGTGGTTTTTCGGAGACTGTTGTTGCTAATACATCGGTTACTTTTGAACCTATTTCAGCTAGTTTTTCATCTGTTACTATCCACTACAACGTAGATGGTGTAAGGCATATTGTTACTGGCTGTAGAGGAACATTTTCTATTAATGCTGCGGTTGGCGAGATTCCTTCAATAGATTTTACTTTTACTGGAATCTATAATGCTCCGACTGATACTGCATTACCTTCAGTTACTTATGGAAACCAAGCAACTCCATTAATCTTTAAGAATGGAAATACAACCAGTTTTCAGTTGTTGTCTTACGCTGGTGCGTTAATGAACTTAACAATGGATGTTGGTAATTCACTTGTCTATAGAGAACTTGTTGGTGGTACAAAAGAAGTCTTGCTAACAGATAGAGCAGCTAATGGTTCTGTAACTATTGAAGCTCCAACAATGGCACAGAAAGATTACTTTGCTGCTGCTTTAGTTGATACAACATTAGGTAACTTGACTGTTACTCATGGTACTGCTGCTGGTAATATATGTGCATTTAGTAGCACGAAGGTTGATATTGGAGATGTGGCTTACGGAGAAGCTGATGGAGTAACTATGTTAGAGATTCCATACACACTTGTCCCAAGTTCAGCAAATGACGAGATGAGTTTAGTGTTTACTTAGTAAGTATTGACTACTAAGGTAGAGTAGAAGAGTATATAGCTTAATTTATGGCATTTGTTAGAAAGAAGACCAAGGTTTATCCTTGGCCTGTTGAGATCTCTAAACCTAGCGAAACAAAAGCAGGGGAATTTGATACTAGCGAGTTTACTGGTAAATTTATTCGTTTATCAAGATCAGAACTTAATGATTTTGAATCTGCATCAGAGTTTGAAGCTTTAAAAAAAGTATTAACTGGTTGGGATGGTGTTAATGAAGAAGATGGAACACCTATTGAATTTAGCGATAAGGTATTAAAAGAATTTGCAGAAGATATTGATTTTGTTGCTGGAGTATTAGATGCGTTTAAAAAATTCTATGCTAATGCACAAATGGGAAACTAACTGATGCCACCTTATATTGGGCTTCGGGTGGCAAAGAAGTTATAGATGAAACACAAAAAGACGCTGCTGCGTTTGGTGTAAAAATCGAGGAGCAACCAGAAGAAGAAACAGATTTTGAGGTGTTTGACGAGAATTGGGATATTGTAATGATGTTTTTACGTTGTCAGACACAATGGAACACAACCTTTGGAGGTGTAGTAGGATTAAAATATGAGGTATTATTACTTGATGGAGGACTGTTTGACCTCTATCATGTAGATAACCGAAAAGAAATGCTTGAAGGTTTACAACTAATGGAATCTGTCGCTATTAGAGAATCGAATAAGGAGAGGAAATAGTGGCTCAAAATATAAATATAGAAACTATTAGGTTAAAATTACAAGATTTTGGTAAATTAAAATCTGTTAGTGGTGCTTTTAATAAATTAAACAAGAGTCTTGCTTTTACACCAAAGCAAATAAATGAAACTATAAAATCAATTACAAAATTCGATCAAAGAACAAAAGGAGCTAATAAAACATCAGTTCGTAGTGTTGCTACATACAACAAACAAATAGCAGCATTAAGAGAATTACAAAATAATGTTGCTATAGGTGGTAAAGCATATAGAGCCTTTGGAGCAGAAGCAGATAGATTGAGAGCGCAATTAGAAGCTTTAACTAATACAAAAAAGAAACAAGGTGGATTTTTTGGAAAGATAGGAGTTGGAGGAAGAGCAGCACTTGGAGCAGCAGCAGGGTCATTAACAGCAGGGTTGGGGAGTACAGCCCAACTTGCTTTTACTGGTGCTGCCGTAGGTGGGCCAGTTGGCGGTGCTATTGGTGCTGGTTTAGGAGCAGCAATGGATACTGCTAAATTTGCAGCCGAGTCTGCAACTTACGCATCAGAAATACAAAAGCTTGAGATTGCACTTAAAGGTGTTACTAAAGATCAAGCTACGTTTGAAGAAGGTTTATCCATAATTGCAGAAACATCAAGCAGATTAAATGTACCTATAGCAGCATCTACTAAACAGTTCACTACGTTAGCTGCTTCCGTTTTAGGTTCTGGAGGAAATATAGAAGATGCTAGAAAAGTATTTGTCGGTGTTTCAGAAGCTATTAAAGCAACTGGTGGTAATGCAGAAGACGTACAATCTGCGATTCGAGCCATGTCGCAGATCTTCGGTAAAGGTAAGGTGTCGGCTGAAGAATTACAAGGTCAGTTGGGTGAAAGATTGGCCGGTGCAGTTGTGAAATTTGCAGAAGCAAATGGAAGTAGTTTGTCTAAATTACAGAAAGACTTGAGAGATGGAACTGTTGGGTTAGATCAAGTTATTAAATTTGCTGAAAAATTAAATGTTGATTTTGGTAAAACAGCCGAGAAAGTAGCTAATTCATCTGCTGATGCAGGGCAAAGACTTAAAGTACAAATGGATAATATAAAACTTGTAGTAGGTAAAGCAGTCTTACCTATAGGTGCTGCCTTCCAAAAAACTTTTTCTGATATAGCAAAAGGAATAGTTGATAATCAAGAATTATTAAATGGTATAGCAAGTTTATTCAAGGTTATAGGTGCTGCTGCATTTAGTACTTTTGCTGCTATTAAATTTTTAACTAGATCTTTAGTCGATTTATTTAAAATACAACAAGCAATTTTAAGTTTAGATTTTGCAAAAGTAGGAGAAATAATGAGTAAAGGTTTTGAAGATACAGCAGAAAACCTTAAAGAAGATATTGACTCAATAAAAGAAATATTTAACGGTATAGGAGGTAAAGTTAATAAAATTGATCCTAAACAATTTGATAATAGAAGAGGTGATGGAGGTACAGGAAGTGGTTTACAACTTTTAGAAGATACTGATAAATCACCTTTAAAATCATTTGCTGAAAGTGCATTTAAGTTTGCAGATCAAGCTGAACAGGCTGTCGTAGGTGCTTTTAAAGGTATGGAAGATGCAATGGTTAAATTTGTAATGACAGGAAAATTAAACTTCAGAGATCTTGCAAATTCTATAATTGCTGATCTGACAAGGATGCTTGTTAGGGCAGCAATAACCAAACCTTTGTTCGGTTTCTTATTCCCCGGTTTGGCTAATGGAGGTGTTGTTAGCGGTGGTGAAATAGTACCAAGTGCTAAAGGGAATGTTTTTGCTAAAAATAAAATTGTTCCATATGCTTATGGAGGCATAGTAAACAAACCAACTGTATTCCCAATGGCAAACGGAATGGGGCTTATGGGCGAGGCTGGCCCGGAAGCTATAATGCCGTTGAAGCGTGGTGCTAACGGAAAACTTGGAGTGCAAAGTTCTGGAGGAGTTGGTAATATTGTGGTAAATGTAGACGCTTCTGGTAGTTCTGTAGAAGGTGATTCTGCAAGATCACAAGAGTTTGGCAGGGCTTTAGCTGCTGCCATACAATCAGAAATGTTAAAACAAAAAAGGCCGGGAGGACTTTTAACATAAATGGCAAATTTTCCTTCTATTGAACCTTCATTTAGCGTTACTAAAAAATCACAACCAGTAGTTAAGGTTGTATCTTTTGCTGATGGATTTGAGCATCGTTTAGGGTTTGGATTGCCAAATAATCAAGATCCTAAAATTTTTAATTTAAAATGGGAAAATATAACAGAAGAAGAGTCAGATACGATTGAATATTTTTTAGAGGAACGTGCAAGAGATAAAGCAAGTTTTACATACTCTCCACCAAAAGAATCTTTTACCAAAACTGGAACTTATGTACAAAGTAGTACGACAATAACTATAACCATTACAGATCATAGATTATTTGCTGGTGATTCTTTGGTAATCGACTTTACTTCTGGCTCTTCTGCTGACGGCACTTATATAGTTTCTTCTGTTACTAATTCTAATGTCTTTGTAGTTACAGCAGCTAGTGGTGCAAGCACAAGTGGTAATGTTTCTATCACAAAAACAGCATCATATAAATTTGTATGCCCAGAATGGAATAAGGTGATTGATTTACCTAGTTTAGCTACGATAACAGCTACATTTGTACAAAAATTTGAAGCATGACAATTGATACCGCA